GGGGGGGCGGGTGGATGATGGCGGGGAGGCGCCGCCGCCGGGCTACCAGCAGCCGCAGCAGATGGGCTTCAACACCCAGAGCCAGCGGCAGCAGTGGCAGCAGAGTGCCCCCGGCGGGCAGCAGCCCAGCTACTCGCAGGGCGACCCTGACGATTTCTCGGTCATCGATGACAGCGACGACCTGCCGTTCTAAGGGGGGCTGATAATGGCAACTGGAAAACGGTATTACTGGATTAAGCTCAAGGACTCGTTTATGTCGTCGGACATGATCGATTACCTCATGGGGCAGCCCGATGGTGCCAACTATGTTGTCCTTTATCAAATGCTCTGTCTCAAAACCATCAACACTGGCGGCCGACTGGCTTTCCAAATCGGGGATATGATTATTCCTTATGATGTAGAAAAAATTCAGCGCGAATGCAAATGGTTCTCGTTGGCAACTGTCCGTGTTGCTTTGGAAGTCTATAAGCAAATCGGTCTAATTTATGAGGACAAAGATGGTGTTCTCGTTTTGGCCAACTACTCAGACATTGTCGGCAGTGAAACAGACTACTCTGCGCAGAAGCGCCTTCAGCGTGAAAACCGCCGCAGACAACTTCCCCCAAAGTGTGCAGACAGCAACGAGGACAACAATGTGGACAATGTCCATACAGAGAAAGAGATAGATAAAGAGATAGATAAAGAGAAAGATATAGAGAACAGAGAAAGAGTAAGAGATAACGGTAGTCCGACCGTCGATGCTGGGCTGGCTGAGATCATCCGCTCTTTCGAGGACAATCTCGGAGGTTTCCCACCAGCAGCGCGGGAAGACCTGCTGGGCTGGCGGGAGATTTTCACGGACGACCTCATCTTGCTGGCCATCAAAAAGGCCGCTCTGGCCGGGGTTCGCAAATGGTCCTACGTCAACGGCATCCTGAAAGTATGGAAAAACGAGGGTGTGAGAACCCTTGGTGACGTGCAGTCCCGTGACGAGCGGCGCAAGCCCCCGGCGGGTCAGCAGCCCAAACGCTCCGCTGCCGAGGACTACAATGAAATTTTCGGTGAACTTTTGGGAGGTTCAATATGACAGACAAAAAACTGATGGAGTTGCTGGTGGTCATTGATGATCACTACGGCCGCATCCGCAGCAAAGAGGAACGCATGGCAGATACCAAAATCTATATCCAAGCGTTCGGTGCTATCCCGGATGAAATCGTGGAAAAGGCCCTGTACACTGCATTTACGCAGTGCCGCTACCAGAATCAGCTTATTGTTGACTGGTGCGCCGAGGTCAAGAAGCTGCTGGCCGCCGGGCTTCCCTCGGCAAACGACCTCTGGGCACAGGCTGCGACCGCTGCCAAGCAGATTACGGCAAATCTGTACTACATGACCCACGGCGGGCTGGTGACCAGCGAGGGCAAACTCACCGGAGAGAACTTCAAAACCCGGAATGCTGAGATCTTCGCCGCCCTGCCGGTGGCGGTGCAGCGCTGGGCTGGCTCTCCGGCAGAGCTGAGCATGACCTTTGGCCGTGACGGCGCAGACCTGCTCCAGTTCGTGAAGCCGGGCTTCGTCCGGGCGGTGTCCGAGGCTCCGATCGAGAGCTTGCAGCCCCCGGCCCTGCCCGGTGGGGCAGCTCCGGCGCAGATTGGAGGTGGCACGGCATGAGGCGGAAAAGTCCTTTTCACAGCCTGATCGTGGGCGTTTCGTGCGCAATGGTTGGCTGCATCCTCGCAAGCACGGCCTACTCCCGGCGAGTAGACGAGCTGGAAATCGAGCGGGACATCTACGCCAGCCGCTTCCAGAACTGGCAGATGCGGGCTATCGATGCAGAGGAAAACGCCAGCCAGCTTCAGACTGAGGTTGACAACTTGACCGCAGAACTGGCAGCGCAGATCGATTTGACACTTACATACGCCGGGTCATTCAGCTGCACTGCCTACTGCACCGAGGAATACGCCCACATCTGCGGCGAGGGACACGGCATTACATCCAGCGGCGCAAAGGCGCAGCCGGGCGTGACCGTGGCAGCTGACACCAGCATCCTGCCCTACGGCACGGTGATCTATATCGAGGGTGTAGGTCTCCGGGTCGTTCAGGACACCGGGAGTGCTGTGGTAGGTAACAAGCTGGACGTGGCGGTAAACACCCATGCAGAGGCTCTGAGCTGGTCTGGCTGGGGTTCTCACCGGGTCTGGATTGTCACAGCAGGAGGTGACGCTGATGCGGACACCTAAACAGAAAACCTCCGCCCAGAAGCGGTATGAGCAACTCAAGTCCCGTGGCCTGTGCGTTGCCTGTGGAAAAGTGCCGGCGCAGCCCGGCAAAACCAAATGCATCCAGTGCGGCATCAACGCCAGCAAGTCGGCGCTGAGCTGGTATTACCGCAAGCACAAGGAGGTGCAGCATGGCACTGAATGAATATGGAGTCAAACTGGACAGCAACGGCTATGCACCCAGCATCCTCAACCAGCAGCCCACCTGCCTGATTTGCGGGCGATACCACACGGCCCGGCACGAGGTCTTTTATGGCCCCTACCGGGATAAGAGCAAGCGCTTGGGGCTGTGGGCGAATCTCTGCCCGTGGTGTCACCAGAACGGCCCGAACGCCATCCACCGCAACCATGACGAAGATCTCCGCTTGAAAAAGTGGGCGCAGAGAAAGGCCATGGAGCATTACGGGTGGCCGGAGGAGAAGTTCCGGCAGGAGTTCGGGAGGTCGTACCTGTGAGCACTTGCCCGATTATCGCCATTGACCCCGGCAATGCCCAGTCTGGCTACTGCGTTATCGACCGCAACACCCTGCGCCCGCTGGAATTCGGCAAGGTTGACAACGCCGAGCTGCTGCGGAAGCTGGCCTCTGCCACGGAGCAGGGCTGGCGGTGGGCGGTCATCGAGATGGTGGCCTCCTACGGAATGTCGGTAGGCCGGGAGGTGTTCGATACCGTCCTCTGGATCGGCCGTTTCTACCAAGCCCTGAACGCCTGCTGCCCAGTACGGCTGCTGTGCCGCATCGAGGAGAAGCAGCACATCTGCCACAACAGCCGCGCCAATGATGCCGCCATCCGGCGGGCACTGATTGACCGATTCGCAGACCACGACCTCAAAAATGGCCGCGGAACAAAAAAGAACCCGGATTTCTTTTACGGCTTCAAAGCCGATGTGTGGGCAGCCTACGCTGTGGGTCTGACCGCCATTGAAAACCGAGAGAACGATTATCATTTTTCTGCTACTTGAAAGGAGCACATACCATGGATAGCTACGAAAACGAAGCCTCTAAGTTCGCCGCCCAGCGCACCAAGCTGAAGAACATCTGCGAGGCGCACGACCTGACCTACACGTTCATCAAGAACAGCTACCCCATCAAGCTGATTATCCGCCCCATCAAGGGTGTGGGCGAACAGATGTCCATGCTGGAAACCGCCAGCGAGGACAGCTACATCTCCCCGGATGCCTACCTCCTGTTCACCATGAAGGATGGTGTGCTGGTCTACCGCATGAGCAAGACCTTCACCATTGAGGATGCCCTGTTCGGCAAAATCAAGAACATCTTCAAGAATATGCACTCCTACTACTGCCAGTTCTTCTTCCGGGAACTGATCGAGAGCGGCCGACTGAAAGCCATCGGCGGGAAGATGCCGGAAATCCCTGAAACCGCTGCAAAGGAGCCTGAGGAAAAGGCTCCCGACCTGCCCCCGGATGCCGAAAAGCTGGAAGAAATCGAGGATGATACCGATGATGCAGACGATGCCGAGGCCGAAGCGCCCGCAGAGGACGAGCTGGCAAAGGCCACCGAGATTGCCCGGCAGAACGACGGCATCACGCAGGCCCTGCTGGAACAGCAGATGGGTGTGACCGCAGAAAAGGCCATCGCCCTGCTGGATGAACTGGAAACGGCCGGCGTGATTGACTTCTACGATGGCCGCTACTACCTCGCCAAGGCAGACAGCGAGGAGGAATAATCCATGGCAAAGGCAGCAGTAACGCGCAGCATCCGGGACGACCACCAGAAGAATTTCCTCAAAATCTTCAATGGCCTGACCGGAAAACATAGCCGCTGGGAGATTTGGGAGGATTTCGTCACCCTGACCGCTATTGAGATCTCAAACAGCACGGACAAGGTAAACGCCACGGAGCGCACCAAGATGTATCAGACCATCATTTCCAAATACTCCGCCAAAGAGCGGGACGGCATGGCCGAAATGCTGGCCGAGGTGGTCATGGGCATGGAACAGAACCCCGACCAAGATTTCCTCGGCTCCTTGTACATGATGTGTGAGCTGGGCAATGACCACGCCGGGCAGTTCTTCACCCCCTACGATGTGTGCCGCTGCATGGCCGAGATCACATTTGACCCGAAGCTGCACCCGGACATGGAGGGCTTCATCTCGGTATCTGACCCGGCCTGCGGTGCTGGGGCCACGCTGCTTGCCTTTTTGAACGTCTGCAAAAGACGGAATATCTGCTACCACAACAAAGTCCTTGTCATAGCCCAAGACATTGACTTCATCGTTGGGCTGATGTGCTACATCCAGTGCAGCTTTATGGGCTGCGCTGGATATGTAGTCATCGGTGACACCCTCACAGATCCGGCGACGGCCTATGACAGCCGTGGACTGCTGCCCGCCGGGCCGCAGAATCGCATTTGGTATATGCCGTTCCTCTCCACCGATATGTGGTATATGCGGCGGCAGATAGCCCAGATGAATCTTTTACTGGAACCCAAAGGCGAACCAGCAAAAATCGAAAAAGCAGATACTAAGCCCGCAGATTTGCAAAAATCTATCAAAAATGAGCCTAAAGCCCCGGAAAACGAGCCTCTTAATGAAACCAAAACCGGGCAGCTCACGTTTTTCTGAAAAGGAGTAAGCCAATGAGCTTCTACGTTCTGAGCAAAGCTGGTGACACGTTCATCAATGTGGAGAGCTTCGAGTATGTTTACGTCGCTGACGATGACACCATCAAGGCCATTGCTGGGCAGCGCATGGTTCGCCTCGGAAAATACACGAACCGAGAGTGTGCCGAAACTGCGTTGCAAATGCTCTTTGGCCGGTTGTCGCCCGCGGGCGGGGTGTACCGGATGCCGACCGATGATGAAGTGTGGTCCACCGCAGAACACGCTCGACCCAAGGCACCTGACAAGTTTGCAGCCAACGGCAAAAAGCCGACCCGTCACGGCGGGTCTTAACCTGAATCAAGAAAGGAGTAACCCCTATGGCAGACATTACTTATATTCCTATCCGGCAGCTTCATCCGCACCCGGACAACCCCCGCAAGGAGCTGGGCGACCTGTCCGAGCTGTCGGCCAGCATCAAGGAAAACGGTGTA